TAGGAGTCCAATGGCTGAGAACTCAGCAGACATCGCCAAGCGAATTATCCTCAGCGCTGTCGCAGAAGGTATGACAGTTGAGGCAGCTACTGCCTCTGCTGGCAAGTCCATTAAGACTTATGAGTATTACCGCCGCACAGATAAGATATTTGCAGATAAGGTAGATCGAACCCGCCTAGGTCTCAAGGATAAGCAGTTCGCCTCTGGCGATGCTCACGACCTAACCTTTACCGAGTTCCGGCAACGTTTCCTGCATAGCAAGACCTTCCCGCACCAAGAGAACATCGTAGATGTGATCGAAGGCAGAGAACCTGGGTGGCTACACCCCAGTATGAAATTTGAACCAGGGCTTGCGGCAAACCGCGTCCTGATAAATATCCCGCCAAACCACGCCAAGTCCATCACAATCACTGTGGACTACGTCACCTGGCAGGTATGTAGGAATCCTAACTTTAGAGTTCTTATAGTATCCCAGACGCAGCAACTAGCTGCTGACTTTCTCTACGCCATCAAGCAACGTCTGACGCATCCAATGTATCAAGATCTACAGACTGCGTATGCTGCTGGCGTAGGGTTTAATTCCAAGTCTGCTTCGTGGCAGGCAACCCGTGTCACCTTCGGTGATGAACTCCGTGAGTCTAGCGAAAAAGATCCAAACATCGAGGCCGTGGGAATCGGAGGTCAAATATACGGTAAGCGTGCCGATATGATTATTGTAGACGACGCGGTCACCTTAAAGAACGCTAATGAGTTTGAGAAGCAGATTCGCTGGTTGACCCAAGACGTGCGATCCCGTTTGAACCCTACGGGCAAACTGATTGTTATCGGAACCCGCGTGGCCTCTGTGGATCTATACCGCGAGCTACGCTCTGAAGACCGCTACCCTGGTGGTCAGGTTCCTTGGAAGTATCTAGCGATGCCGGCCCTTCTTACAGCCGATGAAGATCCTGACAAGTGGGAAACCTTATGGCCTTTTTCTGACGCCCCATTTGATGGACAGTTAGAATCTGATAAGAACGAAGACGGCCTATACCCACGCTGGTCTGGTCGCAACCTTTACAACGAACGCCAAGCGATGGATGCAAGCACCTGGGCTTTAGTATATCAGCAGCAAGATGTTTCTGAAAACGCTGCCTTTGATCCTGTATGTGTTAAAGGATCTATTGATGGTATGCGTAAGGCTGGTAACTTAGTTGCTGGCTGGCCAGGCCATCCTAGAGACTTGAATGGCTTTACTTATATTTGTGGTCTTGATCCTGCAATGATTGGCGATACTGCAGCTATCTGCTACGCCATTGACCGATCAACGAGCAAGAGGTACATAGTAGATGCTATTAAAATTAGCCGCCCGTCTCCAGCCGATATCCGTAATCTTATTTTTGATTGGACAGCCCTCTACTCCCCCTCAGAGTGGATCATCGAAAAGAACGCCTTCCAATCCTTCTTAACCCAAGATGAAGGTATCCGTATGCACTTAGCCTCACGAGGCGTGCAGTTCAAGGAACACCACACGGGTTCTAACAAGTGGGATGCCGGCTTCGGTGTAGCTTCTATGTCTACCCTCTTTGGTACTAAGCAGTTTGATGGTAAGCACCATCGAGATAACTTAATACATCTGCCATCAGATCAGACTGAGAATGTCAAGGCTTTGATTGAGCAGTTAATTACCTGGACTCCAACGACTAAGGGTAAGACCGATATGGTGATGGCTCTTTGGTTCTGTGAGATCAGAGCACGTGAGATGCTCAACTATGGCAAGTATGCCACCCATCATATGAAAAACCCATTCCTATCTCGCCAAGAGCTAGGCAAGCGAACAGTAATCAATCTTGAAGAAGCCTTCGCTGAACAAAATAAAATGAGAGTAATTTAGGAGATAACATTGTTATCAGTTAAAGAGATTGACGCGAAACTATCGCGGCTGCGTACGCGCTCAGCAGCGCGTGACCAGCGTATGCGCGATGTGCTTTCGGTACGTCAAGGAGATATCTCAAAGGTATTTCCTTCGATGTTCTCAGAGGACTATCCAAAGCCTCTCGTTGCCAACTTCATTGACGTAGCAGCACGTGACCTTGCAGAAGCTATGGCCCCACTGCCATCCTTTAACTGTTCAGCAACCAATATGGTTTCAGATGCAGCACGTAAGGCTGCAGATACTCGTACACGTATCGCTAACTTCTATATCTCAAACTCTGATCTACAGCTCCAGATGTACACCGCAGCCGACTGGTATAACACTTACGGTATGTGTGTAGGTATGGTTGAGATGGACTATGACGATAACAATCCTCGTATCCGTATGCTCAACCCATTTGGTGTCTACCCAGAACTAGATCGCTATGGAAGAACCCTATCTCTTACTCAGGTTATTATTACCGATGCTGAATCACTTGCATCACAATACCCAGAGTTTTACGATCAGATCCTGGGTCGCAATCAATACCAGTTATCCTCTCCTTATGTGTCAATGGTTCGATATCACGACAAAGATCAAGACCTGCTATACCTTCCTGAGCGTAAGAACTTAGTTCTATCCTCAACGCCGAATGTTCTTGGCAAGTGTATGGCACGTACTGTTATGCGTTCCTCCTTGGATGGCGAAGCACGTGGTCAGTTTGATGATGTACTTTCAGTCCAACTGGCCCGTGCTCGCTTTGCCATCCTGCAGATCCAAGCCGCTGAAAAGTCTATCCAGGCACCGATTGCTATCCCACAAGATGTGCAAGAGTTGGCACTTGGACCTGATGCAATTATGCGTTCTGCTAATCCGCAAGGCATCCGTCGTGTACCACTAGAACTTCCTGGAGGAGTCTTTACAGAATCCGGTGTGCTGGAGCGTGAACTACGTATGGGTGCTCGTTACCCAGAGTCTCGTTCAGGAGATATCAGCGCATCAGTTGTTACTGGTCGTGGCGTACAAGCTTTACAGGCTGGATTTGATACACAGATCAAAGCAGCACAAGCACAATTTGCTCGACTATTTACAGAACTTGCATCACTTTGCTTTGAAGCAGATGAGAAAGTATTTGGCGGTATCCCTAAGACAATCAAGGGAAGTGACGACGGAACACCATATGTACTTAAGTACATCCCATCACGTGATATCAAGGGTGAATATGGCGTAGATGTTCGTTATGGAATTATGTCTGGTATGGATCCTAACCGTGCCATCATTGCTTTGTTACAAATGCGTTCAGATAAGCTCGTATCACGCGACTATGTACGCCGTGAGATCCCTATGGACCTTAACGTTACACAGGAGGAACAACGTGTTGACATTGAAGAAATGCGCGATTCTTTGCGGGTTGCTGTTGCTCAGTATGCACAGGCGATACCAGCACTCGCGGCGCAAGGCCAAGACCCTTCAGAGATTATCAGCCGTATCGCAACTGTTATCCAAGGTCGCCAAAAGGGACAAGCCCTAGAAAATATTATTGAGAAGGCGTTTATGCCAGAACCAGCACCAACCCCAGAGATGCCACCTATGGCACCAGGTATGGAACAACAGAATCCAGCAGCAGGCGCGGCCCCAGCGCCTGCCTCGCAGCAACCTCCAATGAATGAAGCTGGTTCGGCCCCTGCTGCTGGTCAACGTCCCGATATAGCACAACTACTAGCCGGCATCACCGGCGCAGCATAAGCAAGGGAGGTGTAAATATGAATAAAGGTTCACGCGCAGCCGCACCGATGGCACAGCCAAAGGAAGGCAAGATGGATACTTCTAAGCCAAAAGGCGGCAAGGTATTTTTTGGAATGATGGCTAAAGCTCGCCCAGGAAACAGAGTAAAAAAAGGCTAATAAATTTAGTGGAAGGTGTGTAGGACGATGAATAATAATAAAATACGTCGTCCTATACGCTCTTCCGATTTTGTAGTAATAGTTGCAGAAGCTGCGTTTAACTTTACGCAGGTTGTATCAGGATTCTTTGAATCATTATATGAATTAAGCATTTACCATTCTAACCATAAGACTGAAACTAATCAGGCGTGGGGACAAATGACGCAAGACCTAGAAACTTTAGAGGAGGACCGATGACAACAGCACCGATGAATCCATTGGCTGGCCCAGCAGGTCCTGGAAAATATTCTACACGTACAGATAAATTAGAGATGGGTTCCATTGGATATGGCGAAGGTGTTGATACACAAGCTATCCAGTCTGGTGCTCCATTAAGCAAAACTGCTGATGTAAGACCAACACCTGTAACAGAACTATTTGCAATGTCCGATGAGACACGACCAATTACTGCTGGCCTAGATATGGGTCCAGGCCCAGGATCTGAAGCATTAATAATGGGTAAATCAACAACTAGACTTTCAGACTCGTTAGCTGCAATGCTTCCATTTGATACTACCGGAGAGATTGCCGTACTATACCAAGACGCATTAGCGCGAGGTAATTAGTGGCTGACAACTTAAAAGCAGCAGCCCTTGCTGCGAACCTACAAGGTGAACAAAAGCGTCAAGTAGATAATTATTCTAAAGCACTTACTGTGCATCAAGAACTTCTTAACCTTCCACGCGAGGTTGCTACAGCAGTATATAATACTAAGACTGATGCACAAAAAGAAGATCTTAAAAACAAATTTGGTGAAGAAGATCCAGATACTAAGCCATCTCGTGGCTGGCTAGGAACTGCTTGGCACTACGCTAGCGCACCAGTTGTCTTGCCAGTAAAGTATGCCTTTAAGGGTCTGATCGAATTATCAGATGCAATGACACGAGTGTATCGTTCTGTAGCAATTCCTATTATTAACGATGGCAGACTGGGTTTTGCTTGGGATGAAGCCAACGATAAAGGCGATAAAGTATTTAACGAAGGTCGTATTGAAAAGGCCAGAGCTAAGTTTGGTCAAGACGCAGTAGATGTTGCAGTTCGTATTGCTTCAGGTGAAGCGCCAGAAAAGATTTTTGCCACAGCAACAGAAGCACAAAAAAAATATATTATGCTTGCTGATCCAACCAACAAGGTTATTGCTGGCGTTGACGATGTAGAAAATGCTCGCGGATTATTCAATGAAACAATGGCAGCAGTAGATGCAGCTAAGTTCTCACCTGGACGTCAACTTGCTAACGCCATTCTTCCAGGACAACTTGAAGGATCTGGCCTAGCTTACGAAATTACATCAGGTGTAACAGATGCCGCATATCGTTTATTTGCAGATCCACTAATTATAGGATCTAAGATTCGCAGTCTTTATGTTGTAGCTAACTATTCTTTAGATGTAGTTACTGGTGGCAAGAAAGTATCTGAAACATTTGCTAGAAGCAATGTACAGTCTTTTTGGAACCAGTACGGAGCATCATTAGATAAGCTAACAAAAGCTCAAGCTTCTGGCAAAGTTACAAATGAGGCAGTAGCAGCTCGTCGTGAACTTGAGATCCTTGCACCAGAGTTTGGCAGAGAAGTAATCAAGGTATTCCAGAAGGCTGAGATTAAAGATGCTAAAACAGCCGAAGCTTTTTTCTTAAATACAGAAGATGCTGCAAAGATAGTTAAAGGTGCTATCGGACGTAGACGTGTATTGATTCCTACTATGGGTCCGTTACGCAAGATGAGAGTTGGTATTGTAACCGCTTCTGATAAAGTAATTAATCTTGATCGTTGGGCGCCAAAAATTGTAGATGACATATTTGGTGGACCCGCTACAGATGATGGAATCTTAAAGATTCTATCTACCAACCCTGAAGAACTTGGTCGTCTTGCTAAAGAGGTAAAGAACCAAAAGATCTGGGCGCGTCCTACTATGGCTACCCTTGCAGCTCGTATGGATAAAGCTAAGGCTAAATTTAATATTGCACCATTATTCAAAGACGATCAACTTGACCTTAAGGCAGCAGACGCTGGACTACAAGTATATCGTCTTGCTCGTCTAGTTTTACCTAAGCAAGATTCACGTATGATCTCTGAAGTATTTGAAAGCACAGATGATATTGGTAAGCGTAAAGAAATTGTACAAGGTCTATGGGGAACTATTGCTGAAGCACGTGGGCTAAACCTTACTGCTCCTGGTCAAAAGATTAACCGTACTATGCTAGGTCTTGGAGATTCAAGATTTTCCGTAGGTAACTTTGGTGATGATTTTATTGGTACCGGAGCTATACCTTCTGATTTTTCAACCACTATTGCAGCACCTAGCCTTGTAGATATTGATCGTGCAGCAGCACGTTCTGGTCTTATCCAGAGGATGATGGGTCAAGCTAACAAAGAGTGGGTAGATAAAATGACCGGATACTGGTCATTCCTTACACTTGCTGGTCCACGTTATGCCCTACGTAATGCAGGCGAAGACTTGATGGTACACCTTGCTATTGGTGGAACTCCTTGGGGTCTTGCAAAAGGTCGCTATCTTTCAACACGAGTGAATACAGCCCTTGAAGGAGCACGTAAGACAAGCACTTGGAATGATAATCCACTTGGCCTAGCATTACGATTTCTTAATAAAAAAGAAGCAGCTAAGTATGAAGCAGAACTTGCCGGGTTAGATGATGTTATTAGAACAGCTCGTGAAGAAATTAAAGCTCTTCGATCCGAAGTAAAGGTTGCTAAAACTCCAGCTGATAAAGCAGCGTTAGAATCAAGAATCGAAGCCTTAAGAGCTAAGACCGCTGGTGGAACTGTAGAACAAACACGCAGAATTATTGCTAATTCTCTTACATCAGGTCGTATTAACCGTTATCGAGCAGCAATGGGCAAGAAGCCTATGTTCGAGGATGAATCAGCAATCTTAGCTGAGCACCTTGTGTACGGAAACCTAGATAACTCTCTAGCGCTTGTATCAGAAGGTGGCTTTAACTTTGCTACCGGTGCTGATTACATTACACGAACAACTTTGTTTACACGTGGACACGGAGTTCGTAGCGCAGCACTTGTCTTTGATGATCCAGCAGCAGCAGGTTACGCTATATCAAAAAAGGACACTGGAGCTGCTGCATATGTTCCTCGTTCAATGCAGGCCAATGACGAGGCTGCTCTTATAGGCTGGATGATGCGTATGACTTATTACGCAAATGATGAACTTGGTGCTATTGCTGTAGCAAACCTTCCTGAGAAAAAGGTTGCTATTGCTAAGATTATGGATTGGATGAAACAGAATCCAACGTTCCGTACAGAAGCACAGTTAGCAGCTAAAAATATTGATGAAAGACAACACGCTGAAATTGTTTACCAACGTGCAAGAGAAATATTTGAAAAACGCACAGTAGGTAAAAATGGTGAGAAGCAACTTAATATGGAACTTCTTAGCAAGATACGTACTCAAAATGATGAAGGCGAATGGATTGTATCTGGTCGTTTAAGCCTAGATGACCTTCCAAGGAACTCAAATGACATCCCAGAGATGTACCTTGGACCAGCTTTGGTACCAGTTGCTGAAGCAGGACAGTACACATCCTCTGTTATGACAAAGGGTTGGACCTGGCTTGGTATGGCTAACGCCCGTATGTCACGTCAGCCTATTGTACTTAACGAAATTCTTAAAATTCGTAAGCAGATGAAGAAAACCGGTATGGAAGATGCATATCTACAGTCTGTTCTTAGCAAGGTTGATCCAGCAGATGCAAAAAAAGTAGAACAGGCAACAATTCGTGCAAAGCGTGAATATGCCCAGCTTGTTGAAGACAGAGCTGTAGCTCAAACCCTTGCGTATGTGGATAATCCACTGATTCGTACACAGATAGCATTTTCTTCCCGTAACTTCTCACGTTTCTATCGTGCAACAGAAGATATGTACCGACGTTTCTATCGTGCAGTACGCTATAACCCATCATCTTTCCGTAAAGCAGCACTTACTATTGACGGAATTGCCCATAATGGGTGGATTCAAGAAGACGATCAAGGCGAAAAATACTTTGTATACCCTGGTCTTGAGCCAGTATACAAGGCAGTGCAGTTTGCTATGCAAGCTTTAGGCGTAGATGCTGAGTTTAAGACACCTATGCCAGTTCAATTTGGCGCATCAGTTAAGATGCTTACTCCATCTTTGAACCAGGATTCAATTTTACCTACATTTAACGGTCCATTAGCCGGTGTTTCTATCAAGACTCTATCTAATCTAGTGGATGTATTGGGAGCACCAGGTGCTGCTGATACAATTACACAGGTAGGTCTTGGTAAGTATGCTGTAGATCGTTCATATGTATCAGCATTTTTACCAGCACACATCAATCGTCTCTATGAATCTATGGATAAAGATGAGCGCGACTCACAATATGCTAGCGCTTGGCGTAAAGCAGTTACATATCTAGAGGCTTCTGGTCACGGACTACCAGAGAAGTATGACGATTTCGGTAACTTGATTCCACCTTCAATTCAGGAGCAAGAAACTTATCGTCAGCAGATCAAGAACACTACTCTTTCGATTCTAGGTACACGCTTTATCTATGGCTTCTTTGCTCCAGCCTCACCACAGGTAGAACTTAAGGCTGATATGGCTAAGTGGATCAAGGATAATAACCGAGCTAACTTTAAGCAGGCTTGGAATAACCTACTTGACCAGTATCCTGGTGATTATGACGCAGCTATGGCTAAGTGGGTTGAATTATTCCCTAACCAAATCCCATTTACAGTACCGGAATCTGAGAAGAAGACTGTTGCTATTATTAAATATGCAGAAGAATCCGGTGCATTTGTAGAGCAGAACGCCGATCTATTTAAGCGTTACCCACAAGGCGCAGCTTTCCTTATCCCTCACAAGTCAGGTTTCTCTTGGGATGCCTATAAGACTATGAAGGATATGGGTCTAAAGTACAACAAGCGCGTAGATGATTACCTTAAAGAAGTACAGACAGTCGCAGCTCTTCAGGAGTACTACGGAAAGAAGAATGAATACGAGTCTTCTCTTGAAGGTATGATTACAGATTATGAGCGTACAGCAGCTCGTAAACAGTTCCAGGATTGGGCAAAAATATTCAAGGCTGGACGTCCTTTAGTCCAGGAAGAATTAGCAGAGGGTGGCCAGAAGGCTATCCAACGTATCAAGGCTATTGACGATCTTCGTAATATGCTAAATGACCCAAGTGTCAAGGTACGTGGTCCTGTTCAAAAATCTCTTAAAGAGATGCTTGATTTATACGATACATACAAGCTACAAAAGGAAGCATTTTCAACCCTTAGTGGTAGCTCTAAAATTGTAGCATTTATGAAAGATAGCACTATCGTAAAGATGCGAGAACTTTCCAAGGCAAACGAAAATACTATGAGTGCATACAATACTTTGTTTGCTTCATTACTAGGAGATACAGATGGCTGAGCAAGTAGATCTTCAAGTCTTTGCAAAAGACTTAGCTAGTAAGTCAGAGGAAGCACGTCTTCAATTTGCACAACTTCTTAAGAAAGCAGGTCTTCTTGAGGGTACACCTTCTGCTAAATTTGATATTAAATACTATGAGGCATTAGTTAAATTAGAAGAAAAGTATCAACAGCAAAAAGCTCTTAATAGCCTTCTTCAAGATGCAACTCCTCTCGGACGTCAAGATGTACTTATTGATCTTGTTACAGGTGGCGATGGTGGAAGTGGCGATGGTCCAAAGACCACAAGCCAGACATACATCACAAGCAAGACTCAAACAGATAAGATATTAGATGCCATAGCTACAGATCTTTTAGATCGCAAGATGACAAAGGCAGAAAAAGATAAGTACAGAAAGTTTATTAACTCAGCTCAGAGGAGCCAGCCAGCGATGCAGACATCCGGTGATGGTTATTCCGTTACTCGCGGTGGCGTTGATGAAGAGCAGCTAGTAAGAGATCGTCTTGCTCAGACCGGTGAAGCTAAGACAAAACGAGCAACTGACGCTTATTCAATTATGCTAGATGAACTTGGAGGTCTACGCTAATGGCCGAACCATCAAAGCAAACTAAAG